GCGGCTGGAGATGCTGTGTCCGACGGCGATGCGCCCGAGGCCCTGCCCGCGGACACCGCCGAGAACCCTGCCGCGCCCGCAATTGCCGAAGATGCGGACGATCCTGCTGACGCAGAGCCTGAGGCACCGCGCCAGGCGGTCTCTCGCCCCGGCGATTTGTGGCTGCTGGGCGCGCATCGGCTGCTGTGCGGGGATAGTACCGACGCGGCGACGGTCGCGCGCGTGATGGAAAGCGATCGTGCCGCGATGCTGTTCACATCGCCGCCCTATGGCAACCAGCGGGCCTATACGACCGGCGGTGTTTCCGATTGGGATGCGCTGATGCAGGGCGTGTTCCAGCATCTGGACGAGGCGCTGCGGCCGGATGGCCAGGCGCTGGTCAATCTCGGCCTGATCCATCGCGAAAATGAATGGCAGCCCTATTGGGAGGGCTGGCTGGAATGGATGCGCGCGCGTGGTTGGCGCCGCTTTGGGCTCTACACCTGGGACCAGGGGCCGGGATTGCCGGGTGACTGGAATGGGCGCTTGGCACCGGCGTTTGAGTTGGTGTTTCACTTCAATCGCAGCGCGCGTCAGGCCAACAAGATCATCCCCTGCAAATGGGCAGGCACGCCGAATAAGGGCAGCGGGCTGCGCGCGGCGGATGGCGAGGTTAAGGCCTACACGCATATCGGCCAGCCGGTGCAGGACATGCGCATTCCCGACGCCGTGCTGCGCATCACGCGCCATAAGGGGCGTGGGATCGAGACCGAACATCCAGCCGTGTTTCCGGTGGCGCTGCCGGACTTCCTGATGCGTGCGTACACCGATACTGGCGAGGTGGTGTTTGAACCCTTTGCTGGCAGCGGCACGACGCTTATTGCCGGGGAGCGCACGGGCCGCGTTGTGCGCGGCATTGAATTGGCGCCGGTCTATGTGGATTTGGCGATTGCACGCTGGCGGATGCTTTACCCAGATCACCCGGTGACGCTGGCGGGCGATGGGCGCGATTACGATGCGGTGGCAGCAGCACGCGAAGGGGAACTTTCCGATGCAGCCTGAGCTTGCCGTTGTCTCGCTGCCGGTTGCAGCGCTGGTGCCCTATGCCGAAAATGCGCGTACGCATTCGCCGGCGCAGGTAGCGCAGATTGCATCCTCGATCGCCGAATTCGGCTTTGTGAACCCGGTGCTGGTGGATAGCGCGGGTGTTCTGGTCGCGGGCCACGGCCGCGTCATGGCTGCCAAGCAGCTTGGCATGGCATCTGTCCCCGCCATTCGGCTAGCGCACCTCAGCGAACCTCAGGCGCGCGCGTTGCGGCTCGCGGATAATCAGATCGCGCTGAATTCCGGTTGGGACGAGGCGCTGCTGGCGGCGGAGATCGCGCGCATCCGTGATGAAGGCACGGTGGATTTGGACGTGCTTGGCTTCTCCGGCATGGAATTGGATCGGCTGCTGGCCGCCGCCGATGCTGGGCTTGATGGCGAGGACGCTGACGAAGCGCCGCCACTGCCAGTCAATCCCGTCACGCGCGAGGGAGATCTCTGGCGCTGTGGAGAGCATCGGTTGCTCTGCGGTGACGCGACCAAGCCCGCCGATGTGCAGCGTGCCCTTGGTGCGGGGCATCTCGCGGACATGGCCTTTCTAGATCCACCCTATAATGTTGCTTACGAGGGCGGCACGGCGGCCAAGATGACCATCGCGAATGACGCGCTGGGCAAGGGATTTCTGGATTTCCTGCGCCCGGCGCTGACGAACCTTCTCTCGGTCACCAAGGGCGCCAGCTATGTTTGCATGTCGTCTTCCGAGTGGCCAACGCTGCATCGCGCCTGGCAGGAAGCAGGCGGCAAATGGTCCAGCACGATCATCTGGGCCAAGAACACCTTTGCGCTCGGGCGCGCAGATTACCATCAGCAATTCGAAGCGATGCTCTATGGCTGGAAGGCTGGCGCGCAGCATTACTGGTGCGGCGCGCGTGACCAGGGGAATGTCTGGCATTTCGACAAGCCGGCCAGGAACGATCTGCACCCGACGATGAAGCCGGTGGCGCTGGTCGAGCGCGCCATCCGCAACAGCAGCAAGCCGCGCGATACGGTGCTGGATTGTTTTGGTGGTTCGGGCACGACGATGATTGCGGCCGAGCGTACAGGGCGGCGTGCTGTGCTGCTGGAGATTGATCCCGCCTATTGCGATGTAATCATCCAGCGTTGGCAGGATGAAACGAGGCACGCGGCGATCCTTGATTGTGAGGATCGCACCTTTGCCGATGTCACTGCAACACGCACAACCAATCGATCATGATTGAAACTCCCCAATCATAGCAACGAAGTTACGCTCAATCTCGCTTGGCTCGCCCCTCGTTACAGCGCGAATGGTCCCTCAGGCACAGGGAATTACCCCGGCGCCACAGCAAGGAGACCAAGATGAACGACACCCTTTCAACCGATCGGCTTTTCCTCGAAATCGCCAAGCGGCACATGCCTTCGGTGGAAACGCTGGAAACCAGAAACCGCGACGCGCTCGATTTCCACGATGTCGCGGTCTGGTCCATCCGCAATTCGCTCGCGGAAGCATATGCCGCCGGCCAAGCCGCCGCGAAACGCAGCAAAAAGCGCAGCCGATAAGCGAAAGCGAGGGCCGAATGGTGCTGCCATCTGGCCCTCACATCATGATCAAAGCCTGCTGATCATAGCAACAAGATAACGCTCTATTTCGCTTGGCTCAGCCCCCATCACAGCGCGAATGGTCTGTCACGCGCAGGGATTTCCCCCGCCGATGACGGAGACAAACAGATGAACAAGATCCTTCCCACCGACCACCAAGACTGGGGTTTCTGGGGCACCATGCGCGAACACGCGCAGCAAGCTTGGCCGATCGCCTTCACCGCGATCCACAACGCGACCAGCACGGATCCCGCCTCGGTGCGCGCCTTCCTTGACAGCCGCTACGGACGCCACTTCGCGGACGGGGTGAATAGCCAGATGCATCACGGCGCGAGCCTCGCGGACGCGATTGCGAAGACCACCGCGGAATGGATGGGCTGGCGCATCACGCAGCGCACCAGCCGCGAGACGGGCATCCCCGCCGGCCTGCCCTACCTGACGGGCTTCGTGATCAACGAAGGCATCGCCGCCGAAGCGCAAGACTGAAGCGCAGCCCGTCGCAAGGCGGCGCCGCACTGCCCCGCAGGGTCCGCCCGCGGGGCTCCCGGCAGTAGGGGCCGATGGTCGGCGCCCGCAACCGGAGACCGAGACGATGAAGCTTTCAGACACGCAGCGGATTGTATTGAGCCATGGCGCGCAGCACCCGCAATTGCTGGCGATTGCGCCGAAGCATTTGCCAGTCGCTGCCTGCCGCGCGGTGGTGAACAGCCTGATCAAAAGCCGCTTGCTGATTGAGGTGGCCGCGCCACGCGATCAATTGGCGATGGTCTGGCGCAAGGATGCGGATGGCACGCCGATCCTGATCCAAGTGACGGATGAAGGGCTGCGCGCCATTGGCATTGACCCGAATGAGGGCCGCACCGCGCCCGACACGGCGCCGCAGGACGGGGAAGACAAGACGCCGCAGCAGGACGACGCGGTAGTGGAACAACCCGCCCAGGCCGCACCAGAGGCGCCCAACATGGGAAGCGTGAACTTGCGCGAAGCTGCCGAGCGCTTGCTGGCAGCCTGGGAAGAAACGCCACCGCCCAATGCGGACAAGGACCCGATCACGCGCGCGATGGACATGCTGCGCAACGTGCTCTCACGCCGCGGTACACGCGCCACAGGCGCGCCACGCAAGCCACGCGAGGGCACGAAGCAAGAAGTGGTGCTTGCAATGCTCCGCCGCCCTGAGGGTGCGACGGTGGCGCAAATCGCCGAGGCCACTGGCTGGGCGCAACACACGGTGCGCGGGTTTTTCGCCGGGCTGAAAAAACGCCAGGGGATCACGGTGGAGATTGCCGAGCGCATTCGCCAAGTCGGCCCGAACAAGCAGGGCGCGAAAGGATCCTACACCGTCTACCGCGTCGCCGAATGAAGCTGCGCAGCCACAGTTTGGATTATCAACGCATCAGCCAGGGATCATCACGATCCCTGGCGCTTTATTGCCTTGGCTGGCGCGAAACACAGCGCGAAGCGTCCGTCACGCAAGACGGAGAGTGACGATGAAGGCAGAAGCTGAAACCCGATGGATCGTGCTGGGTACCGATGGCCGGCATGTTTCCCTCGGGCGCACCGAGCCGAGCGAGGCAGAAGTTTTGGCCGCCAGTGACACCCTTGCCGCGCAGGGGCTTTCCGGATGGCTCGCGCGCATGCAGGGCGAATACTACAGCCGGGCTAGGGTGACGCTGGAACCGCTGCGCGCGATAGGTGTAGCGGCTGAAGCTAACTGGCAGCCTGCCCTTTCCGCATTCCACGCAGCGCGCCGCCGCGCTACTCACTGAACCCCTACCAACGCGCGGCGGGAGGTCGCCGCCATGGCTGAACTGACACCCTCCACGCGCGAAGCCGCACGACGCCTTGGCGTCAGCGATACCACCATGCACAAGGCCGAACGCACGGGGCGCATCACGCGCGAGCCCGATGGCCAATGGGACATCGCCAAGACACGCGCCCGGCTGCTGGACACCGCCGACCCGCAGCGTTCCGCCCTCGCTGGCAGCGCGGCGGCCGAGGGCACGCCCTTCGCCCGGCTGAAGGTCGCGCAGCTTGCCCTGAAGGTGGAAGCCCAGCGCCTCGCACTGGATGAAAGCAAGGGCCGGCTGCTCGACGTCGCGACCGCCAATGCGACGATTGATGAAATCGCCAGCACCATGCGCGACGCGCTGCTGAATTGGCCCGCGCGCGTGGCCGGCGTGATTGCCGCCGAACTCGGCGTCGAACCCCATCTGCTGCAAACCATCCTACAGCAGCACATCAACGAGCTTCTGACGGAGGCTTCCGATCGCTTCGACCCTCCCGGCATCGGCGGCGAATGAAGGCCGACGCGTGAACATGTGCGCAGGTATCTTTACAATGATGTATACATCGGTATCGTAATCTTGAGTTAGAGTAGGAATCATTTGCCAGAAAACTTTCGGGAGTAGCCCATGCGCATTTTGTTTTGTTTCATATTGACCATGCTTGCATCACCTATTGCTTACCAAGCATCAGCACAGGCTCCTCCTCAGTCACCGGGAGTAAGAGCGTTTGGAGACAATAAATTCTGGATAGTACTTGAAGACATGAGGTATGTGATAGGATCAACTCAAGATCAGATAATTGTTCCAAAAGGATTTGTAACAGATTTTGCTTCCATTCCCCGCGAACTCTGGTCACTGGGCCTTAGCCCTCATGGGCGCTACAGTCGAGCGGCGATAGTACATGATTATTTGTACTGGTCGCAGGGATGCTCTCGCGAGCAAGCGGATCGCCTACTACTTTTGGCTATGAAGGAGAGTAGCGTTGGTACCTTCGATCAGGTCCTAGTATACCAGGGCGTGAATGTCGGCGGAAAAAGTTCTTGGGATGCCAATGCCGCAGAACGTAGGCGGGGCCTTCCTAGAGTTGTTCCGGACCAATATCAGCGCCCTGAAGATCCTAACGTTTCGTGGCCGGATTACCGACAGATGTTGGTTTCAAATCAGATTAAGGATCCAAATTTTCCAATGGACCCGCAGTATTGCAGACACGGCGATAGCAGTGAGGTCCCACGATAAGTCTGATCTCTGACTGGAGCCTCTTCATCCTTAGGTGCGGGCCCGACGATACTGGCATTTCAGCAATGTTTTAATCTGAAATATGCAAATACGTCAGCAGACACGATCGCCGCCGAACACGGCGTCGAGCCCCACCTACTGCAAACCATCCTGCAGCAGCACATCAATGAGCTTCTGACGGAGGCTTCCGATCGCTTCGACCCTCCCGGCCTCGGCGGCGAATGAAGGCCGCACGCGTGAACATGTGCGCCGCCGTGCCGGGGCCATGCTACGCCCGCCACCGCAACTCACGGTATCTACCTGGGCGGAACAACACCGCATCCTGGGCAGCCGCGCCTCGTCTGAGCCCGGCCCCTGGCGGACGAGCCGCACGCCCTATCTGCGTGATGTGATGGATGCGCTGTCCGCCGTGCATCCGGCGCGGCGGATTGTATTCATGAAAGGCGCGCAGGTGGGCGCGACCGAGGCAGGCAATAATTGGCTCGGCTATATTCTGCATCACGTCCCGGCGCCGGTGCTGGCGGTGCAGCCCACCGTCGAACTCGCCAAACGTTTCTCCCGCCAGCGCATTGACCCATTGCTGGAGGAAACACCCGCGCTGCGGGAACGCGTGGCGCCGGCCCGCGCGCGGGACAGCGGCAATACGATGCTGTCCAAGGAATTCCCGGGCGGCATTCTGGTACTTACCGGCGCAAATAGTGCGGTCGGGCTGCGTTCCATGCCGGCGAGGTTTTTGTTTCTGGATGAGGTGGATGCCTATCCCGGCGACATCGAAGGCGAAGGCGATCCGATTGCCTTGGCCGAGGCCCGGGCGCGCACTTTCGGCTGGCGAAGGAAGGCCTTTCTGGTCTCAACGCCGACCATCGCCGGGCGCAGCCGGATTGAACGGGAATACGCGGCCTCCGACCAGCGGCGCTATTTCCTGCCCTGTCCGCAATGCGGCGCGATGCAATGGCTGAAATTCGAACGCCTGATCTGGGAGAAGGGCGACCCACGCAGCGTGCGCTACCATTGTGAAGATTGCGACACGCCGATTGAGGAACATCACAAGACCGCCATGCTCGCCGCCGGCGAATGGCGGCCGACAGCATCGGCGGAGAACCCGCACACGATCGGCTTTCATATCTCGGCGCTCTATTCCCCAGTCGGCTGGTTATCCTGGGAACAAATCGCGCGGGATTGGGAAGCAGCCCAGGGCAAGGCCGAGGATCTGAAAACCTTCCGCAACACGGTGCTCGGCGAGACCTGGCAGGATCGTGGAGAGGCACCGGATTGGGAACGACTGGTGGAACGGCGCGAGGATTTCCGGCTGGGTGTTGTGGCGCAGGACGCACTGGTGCTGACGGCGGGCGTCGATGTGCAGGATGACCGGCTGGAATGCGATATCTGGGCCTGGGCAGAAGGTTATTCCTCCTGGCTCGTCGATCACATCGTCATCGCCGGCAGCCCGCGTGAACGCGCGCCCTGGGATGCGCTGGCGGAGTTGTTGGCGCGCGATTGGCCGCGGGCCAATGGCAGCGCGATCCGCATCTCCAAGGCCTGCGTTGATACCGGCGGTCGCGATACGGCGGCGGTTTATGGCCATCTGCGCCGGCTGCGCGATCCGCGCATTGCGCCGACCAAGGGGGTTGATGGTTGGAATCGCGCGCAGCCGGTGCAGGGCCCAACGCCGGTGGATGCGCTGGTGGATGGGCGGAAGCTGCGGCGTGGCCTGAAGCTTTGGACGGTCTCGGTTTCGACCTGGAAGGTTGATCTCTATCGCCGGCTTTGGCTTGGGCGTGGCGAGGCGGCGGAATTCCCACCTGGCTGGGTGCATTTGCCGCAGGGGATCGAGGTTGAATGGGTCAAGCAGCTAGTGGCGGAGCAGCTGCACCAAGTGAAGGACCGTCGCGGCTTTGTACGCCAAGAATGGGCGAAGCTGCGGGACAGGAATGAGGCGCTGGATTGCGCGGTGCTGGCGCGCGCGGCGCTGTGGTTGCTGGGCGCCGATCGTTATGGCGAGCGGTTCTGGCAGAGGCTACGCGAGGACATCGCGAATGCACCGGTGGATGTGCCGCAGGTGGAAGCGGCTGCGGCATTCCCAGCGCCGGCGCCAAGCCCGGAGCCTCCACCCATGATGCGTCGGCCCGGCTGGCTGGCACCGCGTGGCAATTGGCTGCGCTGATTACTTTCGGGAGGAAATCATGAGTAACGGGGAACTCCACGCGCGCGAGCGCGAGGATCTGGCGCTGCATGTCGAACGCTGTGCCGAGCGCTACACGGCGGTGCGTGCCGAGATTTGTGGCCTACGCAAGCAGACGCGCCGGATTGAGGCGGCCATCTGGGGCATCGTCGCGGTGCTGGTAGCGCTTGGCGCGGGTGGGGCGCAGATCCTGCCGATCCTGCGTGCACTGTCGCGCGGCGCGGGCGGGTGATCGGCCTTGGATCCCTCAACTCTGACCTGGACACTCGTCCAAAGTACGGGGCATAATGTTTTTACCGCAATGAAGAGTGCTGTGCATTCGCCTGCCAGCACAGAGGCGCTTTGAGAATGACAGATGAATCTTCGCTCAAAAAAGGTCAGGATCAAGACTAATTTTCTTGTCGTTGCTGTCATGGCGTGGATTGTGCCGTCATGCGCACCCGCCCCCGTCCGGCCCAAGGCATACGTCCCACCGATGATTAAGAGCCCCACGGTCAACAGGCCCGCTCCATCAGTTCAAGTAAGCTCCCCAATGCTAATTTTCGGGGGGCAAAACAAGAAAGTTTTTCTTGGATGTCTAAATTGTAGTAGTTCTAACCCGAGCTCAGTACATAACCAATACGGGAATTTCGGAAGTCAATATTCTTCCGAGAGTATATTCAATCGCTACGGCCAGTATGGCTCTCAATATTCTATTTTTAGCCCATGCAATCGATATTCCTTAGAGGCTCCAGTGGTTGTTGGAGAACAGGGTCAATTTTTTGGTGTCTTGACGATGAACCAATACGCGCTGAGAAGAATCACAAATCCGACTGTGAATGCGTGGCTTGCTGGGGTTTGCGCCGAATCATAACCCTCATTTTTGAAATCAAGGTACGAGCGCAAGAGTGACCCTGACAAGCGAGCATTTCTAAGCACGCGGCGACTCTGGCTTCACTCTGCATTAATAGTGTGGTTCACAAGATCGTGCTTCTCGGTTGAATTGCCGAGACTTCATATTACAGATTCATATCCAAAGGCTGCAGCGCTCAGCTCGCGCGGAATGTACAACAAGACAGGCGATCGCCTCGCTGTCCAGTGCGGCTGGCCATAGGCGCGACTAGTAGGCGCTAACGGGTTAAGTGCGACTTTATTGGAGTGTAGCTTCGAGTTTGCATGAACTGATGTGGAGTGCGTCAGCGTGTACAACCAACATGCTGTGACCAGCATGCTTAGCGCCGCTGTCGCTTGCTACGCCGGTGGCCGTACATGACCGTCGACCAGTGAGCATTTGTTTGACGCCGAGCTATGGATGGCTAATCTCACGGATAGAAAAATCATGGACCCTGCAACTCTCTCCTGGGCACTGGCGCAACCTGCTGGTAGCCGCGCCGCAGTCCTCGCCGCTGCCTATACGGGCGGCGTCACGCGCGTCACCTTCGAAGGCCGCACGGTTGAATATCGCAGTTTGGATGAATTGGCCCGCGCAATCGCGGCGATTTACGGCGCCGAGAATGCCGCGTCCCGGCGGCCGGGCGTGACCCTGGCACAGTTTTCTCGCTGAAATCAAAAATCCATCAACCCTGCGGAGCAATAAGCTGGACGCTTGGAAAATAGCTCCGATAACGGCGTGCGTCGCGCGTAAGCAGCGGCACTCTAGCTACTGCAGCATGCGCCCCGATAAAGAAATCCGGCAGGACACCAGAACGGCTGCCACCCCCCGCACGGTAAAGCTGGAAAGCCTTCCCGGCCAGAAACAGCGCCTCACGCGGGATCGGCGCCACTTCCACTTGCGCAGCAGTAATCGTGGCCTCTAATTCCTCAACGCGCAAAAAACCGACAGACAGTTCGGCATAGACCACGTCGTTGATCAGTACAGGCCCGCGCACAGCAGCGGCTTCAAGCTGGCGTTGTGACCAATCCGCCCAGGTCCGATCATTCGTCACCAGATCGAGCAGGATATTCGTATCAACCAGCGTCACCTCAATTCTCGCCGCGCGTGAGCGCCATGATTTCGTCGGTGCTCATGCCGGCGCTCGCGCTGCCGCGTAGCTTGGCAAAGCGGCTTGGGGGGCGGGCTTTTGCGGTACGTCCGCCAAGCTTGCTCAACATGACGCGCCCATCATCGGCCACTTCGAAAGCCACGCTGCTGCCCGGCTTGATGCCGAGTAGGTCGCGCACTTGCTTCGGGATGGTGACCTGACCCTTGGTCGTGACGGTATTTGCCATACTCTGCTCCGGTAATACCTGATTGAATTCGAAGTCTTACTTAGCGTCTCGACGCTCGCTTTTCCACCCCAATTATCGAGACCACCATGCCCCAAACCCAACACTGGCAACCCGCCACGCTGGCGGCGGCGCTTGGCGTGCCAGAGGAGGCGTTCCGCGCCTTTGCTCGGCTGCGCCAGATCGCCTGGGAGGAAGAGCTCTCGCCTCCCGAAGCCGCAAGCCTCGCCCTCGCCTGGGTCGCGGCGGATCGCTCCGCCTGTCATGGTGTCATTGCCGAGGCCGCCGGCGCGCTGCTTGACGCCGTGACCGAGGCCCCTGCCGCATGAAGCTCCACCTGCGCGCCGCTTGGAATGCCCTCCGGGGTTACGCGGCCGCGCAGGAGAACCGTGCCTCGGCTTGGTCGCCCTCGGGCGGTAGCGCGAATGGCGAGGTCGGCATGGCCGCTGCCAGCGTTGCACGCCGCGCGCGCGACGCTGTGCGCAATGACCCCTATGCCGCACGCATCGTGGATCTCTGGACTGGCAATGCGGTCGGTGCGGGCATCACCACGCGTTGGCCAGAGACGGCGCATGGCACCGCCTGGCAGGCCTGGGCGGAAAGCACTGCCTGCGATGCTGAGGGCAAGCTTGATCTCTACGGGCTGCAGGCGCTGTCCATGCGCGCGGTCGTCGAAAGCGGCGAATGCTTCATCCGGCTGTTGAGCGTGCCTACATCGCCGCGGAACCCGATCGGCCTCAGCTTGCAGGTGTTGGAAAGCGACCATCTGGATACGGGGCGGAATGGCGTGGTGAATGGCGCACCAACCATCCAGGGCATTGCGCTTGGATCGGCAGGCGAGCCGATTGGCTATTGGCTTTTCCCCACCCACCCCGGCGCATGGATGCTGCCTGGCGCGCGGCTCGCCAGCAACTTCATCCCCGCGCGTGATGTGCTGCATGTGTTTCGCAAGCGGCGCCCTGGGCAATTACGCGATGTCTCCTGGCTTGCGCCCGTGCTGCTGCGGCTGCGTGATCTTGGCGATTACGAAGCCGCGCTGCTGATGAAAGCCAAGATCGAAGCCTGTCTTGCCGCCGTGGTGACGGATGAGAGCGAAGAAACGCTCACCACCCCATCTTCTAGCCTGTTGCGTGATTCTCAAGGCCGCGCGGTGGAAAGCTTCGAGCCTGGGATGATCCTCTACCGGCGCGGCCATGGTGAGGTGAATGTGGTCAACCCCTCGGGCGGTGGGTCGCACACCGCCTTCGCGCGACGCTCACTTGAAGCCGCTGCTGTCGGGGCGGGCCTGACATACGATCAGGTCTCCGGCGACCTGACGCAGGCAAATTACTCGAGCCTCCGCGCCGGCAAGATTGAATTCCGCAGGCTGTGCGAACAGGTGCAATACGGCATGCTGATCCCGATGCTGGTGCGACCTATTGCGGAACGCTTTCACACGCAGGGTGCGCTGGTTGGGCTTTGGGCGGATGCCATGCCGCAGGGCGTCGCGCATGTGCCGCCAGCGCATGAAATGATTGATCCCTTGAAGGACACCACGGCGCTGATCGCGCAGGTGCGTGCGGGCTTTGTACCGCAGCCCGAGGCCGCCGGTGCCTTCGGCTATGATTTCCGCTCGGCGGTCGAGATGATCCGCGAAGCTAATGCCGCGCTCGATGCGGCGGGCATCTCGCTTGATACCGATCCAAGGCGTGTGGCCAAATCCGGCGGCGCGCAGGACGCGGCGCAAATGGCGGCAGTGGAAATCGCCGCGACCGGTGCGGCCGGGGCGGCAGCACCAACGCCGCCAGATACTCCCACAGCATAGGGCTCACCATGACCGAAACCACCGACCCGGGCGGGAGCGATCCCGCGCCGGCTGATCCCGCTTTGCCCGATCGACTTCCCGCCGATGGGCAATCGATCACCGCGCGCCGCGCCATCACGGCCCCCGCCACCGTGGACCGTGCCGCCCGTACGGTGGAGGTGGTCTGGTCCACCGGCGCGCGGGCACGCAACTATGTCCCTTCGCTTGGTGGCATCACCGAGGAATTGGACATGTCGCCCAATGCGGTGCGCATGGCGCAGCTCGGCTCCGGCAATGCGCCGGTGCTGAACACCCATCGCAGCAGCGATGCGCGCGACGTGCTGGGCCGCGTGATCGCCGCCCGTCTGGAGGGCGGGCGCGGCCATGCGCGGCTGCAATTCTCTGGCGCTGCCGATGTGGAACCGCTCTGGCAGCGCATTGCCGATGGCAACCGCGTTCCGGCGGCGGGGGCGTGAACATGATGAACCTGCTGCCGCGTGACCATGAACGCCTGCAAGGCGTGCATCCCCATCTGGTGCGCGTGGTGATCGAGGCACGCAAGGCCGCACCCTTCATCGTGCTGGAGGGGCTGCGGTCCCGCGAGCGCCAAGCCAAGCTTGTCGCGCTTGGTGCATCGCGCACCATGAACAGCCGACATTTGACCGGCCATGCCGTGGACCTCGGCTATTGGCTCGATGATGGTGATGGCGTGCCGGAGAATGGTGAGATCCGTTGGGATTGGCCGCTAGCCGCGGCCGGCCTCGAGGCGCGCCGCGGTGACGCGGCCGAGCACGTCGCGCGTGCCGGCACGGCGATGCGTGTCCAGCACCGGCGCGCGGCCCGAGCGCAGCGCGTCCATGCGGACCGCCTCCGGGCGCATGTCGAGCTCCTCGATGATGGGACCGAGCGGCAGCACGAAGTTGCGTGCCCGCGCGCCGGTGCTCCACACCACCTCGACGGTGCGGGCGGCGCGATTGACGGTGACCGGCGCGGCGAGGGCGCGGCAGGCGATGATCGATTGCCCATCGGCGGGAAGTCGATCGGGCGCAGCATCTCCATCCAGTGCGGGGGAGGCCCCGCCTGGTTCGATAGGCTCGGTCATGGGATCAGCCTTGCGGTTGCGGGTCCGGACGCGCCGGCGACGCGGCGCCGGCGGCGGCGATCTGGATGGCAGCGTCGTCCTGGGTGGCGCCGCATCTCGCGACACGGCGTAGATCCATGTTGAGCTAGTGGCAGGCTCGCGGGTCTTCTGGACCACCTGCGAAAGTCGCGACCGAAGCCACCAGTGAGGTGAATTTGAGATTGAGGACTGCAAGCCTCAGTGATACGGTTACATTCGGAACCGTTTCAAAAGGGAACCAGTCATGGGCACTTCTCTCGAGGAATCCAGCACTAGCAAAGTCTTGAGCCCCGTCGAGCGCCAAGCCGTCCAAGAATATCTCGACGCTTGGCTCAAGAGGCGCTCCCTCCAGCTCGTCGCGCTGTTCGGCGCACTTAGCGCTCTCGGGGTCTTTGTGGTCTTCCAGTCCGTTTTGGGGACGGTGAAGAGCCAGGTCGAAAATCAAGCGACGGAGATAATTCGAGCGGAGTTAGAAAGAAACGGCCGCCTCTCTAGCTTCATCGAGGGCCTCATAAACTCGAACCGCGAGATGATCCAGGCAAGTACACGACAGCTAATACAGATTGATGCCGAAACAAAAAGCCTGGTTGAGCGGTCTCGTACGCTCCAGGAATCTATCCAAGCCAACGCCACTCGCAGCGCCGGCATCCAGACCGAGATGGAACAGCAGAGCAATCGGGTCGCAAATCTCAATGATCGCTCGGAGTTTTTGCGGCGCATGGTCGACAACGCTTCGCAGGAGGCCGCGAGGCTCGGGCGGCTTGGCCAGCAGGCAGAGCGTATCGAGGCAGTTTTACGAACCTACGAATCGATGCTCGACGCCATCCGGAATAGTCCCGAGTTGCGGCAGGAACTCTCTGCATCATTTGCGTTCCCAACGGGCGCTGTCGTGTCCTTCAGTACTCGCTGCCCCGCAGGGTGGCTCGACTTCCGCGATGCGTCGGGGAGGGTGATTGTCGGTGCCGGCGAAGGCATTCTCGGGGACCGAAGACTCACACCACGCGAAGTTCGCGAGAACGGCGGCACCGAAACCGTGACGCTCAGTCGTGCGAATCTGCCGAGCGTCTCATATCCTCTGCCGCTGAATCAGATGATGCAGGCCGTGGGAACTGATAGGAGCGACCGATACGCCGTGATGCACGACGGGGTGAGCGCGCGCGCTGACCATGGCAGCATAGGTCCGCTTGGGGAGGGCGTTCCTTTCCAGATTATGCCGCCCTTTCTGGTACTCAACTACTGCATCAAGCGATGAGCACCGGCTCAATCCGTGGTTCAGCCGCAGCACCGGTGGCAGCTATCTCGATGGCGGCGAGCTGTGCGGCGTCCTGCGCGGCGCCGGACTTCGCGACGCGGCGCGGATCGCTGTCGAGCGAGAGACCTGCCTCATCGAGCAGGGCGTTAGCCTCGCGGATCATCTCGACCACCTGGCGGAAGTCGTAGCCGAAGGCGCCGACCGCTTCGGGCTGCGGCACAAAGCCGGCGCGGACCTGTGCGATCAGCGCGGTGGTGTCCTTCAGCGGATCGATCATCTCGTGCGCAGGCGGGACGTGCGAGAGGCCGTCCGGCACCTCGGGACCCCACAGCCCGAGCAGCGCGCCCTGCGCGTGGAAGCGCTCCGCGATCGGCCTCACCAGCATCGGGATGAGCATGCCGTACTGCACCTGCTCGCAGAGGCGGCGGAACTCGATCTTTCCCGCGCGGAGGCTGGAGTAGTTCGCCTGAGTGAGGTCGCCGGCGACCTGGTCGTAGGTCAGGCCGGAGCCGACCGCCGAGGCCTCCAGCGCGCGCCGCGCGAAGGCGGCGTGGGAGCCACCGCCGGAGGGGTTCACCACCTCGACGCTGCCCATGCCGCGGCGGTAGAGAATCATGCCGGGCTCAAAACTCTCGACCGTTCGGCCCTGGGCGTCGCGCAGCAGGCCGGACGCGGGGCCGGTCATGGCGTCGTCGCCATCCTCCGAGACGACCGCGGCGAGGCAGGCCTCGATCTTGGCCTTCATCAGCAGGGCGGCCTCGTAATCGCCGAGATCGCGCAGGCGGGTCAGCACCGGGGCAAGCCAGGAGACGTCGCGCAGCTGGCCTCGCGCTTCTGGCTTTCTTTCACGTAGGCGCGGCTACGCTGCACCACCAGGTTTTGAACAAGCGGGTCCGATGCGAAGATGTCGTGCGCTTCGCCCCCCGTTACATCCTCGTCAACGCCTGCAGGCTGGTCGCCCGAATGTCCCGACGCCAAGGCGATCCGCTTCTCGAGTTGTCGGAAGTGGCCCCGGAGCGAATGGATGCCGAGCGGTGCCTGTTTCAGCTTGGTGCCGTTGCCCGACCAGATTTCCACCAGGTGCATCAGATCAAGCAGCGAGTTGTTCACAGGCGTCGCGGTGAGCATATATGCGCAACTTGCCAGCGCCATGAAGGGTGCCGCGCAAAAGCTTGGCGTGGCGATTACCTGGGGCGGTGATTGGCCGAGCTTCCCCGATGGCCCGCATTTCGAATTGGACCGGGGAAAGTACCCATGATCGGCGCATTGCTGCCCGCCCTGGTGCCGATCCTGGGCGATGCGCTGAAACGCCTATTCCCCGACGCCGAGGCACGGCAGCGTGCCGAGGCGGAACTGAATGCCGCCCTGCTGGCGCGCGCGGGTGAATTGGAAAAGGCCGCCGCCGATATCATCAAGACAGAGGCGCAATCAGAGCATTGGCTCGCTGCCTGCTGGCGTCCGCTGATGATGATCACCTTTGGCATCTTGATCGTACTGCGCTGGCTCGGCTGGTCCGCGCCTGGGATCAGTGAGGCGGAGGCGCTCAAGCTCTGGAACATCGTGGAGATCGGCCTGGGCGGCTACGTCATTGGTCGTTCCGCCGAAAAGACGCTGCCGCGCATTGTGGAGGTGCTGAGGCGATGAGCGCCTTTGATACCGCCATGGCAAGCCTGATCGCTGATCCGCATCTTGGCGTGGATGCGCAGTATCGCCAGGGCGGCACGGGCGCGCCGGTCAGCCTGCGCGTGCTGCGTTCCTCGCCCGACCGAATGGCGGATGCATTCGGGACAGAGGTGATTTCAGCCAGCGATATTCTCTCACTCGCCATCGCGACGCTGCCTGACATCACGGCGGGCGATGGTTTCTCAATCGGCGGCGAAGTGCTCACCGTCCGCCACGCCGAACGCGACGCCACTGGCACCGCCTGGCGCGTCTTTTGCCAACGATAGACGAACAGCATGAGGCTTGGCGCGCAGCTGGTCGGTGATCTTCGCAAGATGCTGGCAGAGGAACTGCGCGCGGGCGAACGCGCCGCGATGACCGCGATCCGCACCGAGACCGCCGAGGTCAAAGCCGAACTCCGCCAGCAGGTCACCACCGCCTTTGCCGGCAATGCGCGCGGCATCGCCAATGCCTGGCGGTCCATGGTGTTTCCCCGCACGGGCCAATCACTCCGGCCTGCTGGATTGGTCTTCACCAAAGTCCCCAAGATGATTGATGCTTTTGAACGCGGCGCGCTGATCCGCGCCAAGGGCGGGCGGAAGTTCCTCGCCATCCCCACCGGCTTTAACGCCGCGCGTGGCAGGCGCGGGCGGGGCGAGAAAGGCATGCGCGTGACGCCGGCGCAGATGGTGGCCTCGGGCCAGGCGTTTCTGCGGCCCTTCAAATCGGGGCGCGGCTTTGTCTGGTGCCTGCCACTCCGCGCCGGGGAACAGGCCGGGCGGCGACGGCAGCGCCTTCGTTTGATTGCCGGGGGTGTCACCGAGATCGGCACCGCCCATCGCCGGGGCCGAGAGGCCTGGGCGCGTGGGCTGCTCGCGGGTGGCATGGTGCCGATGTTTCTGCTGCTGCCGCAGGTGAAGCTCACAAAACGCCTGGACGTAAAGGGCGCCGCGGAGCGTGGCCTGCGCCGTCTGCCCGGGCGTTTTGTGGCGGCCTGGGCCGCCGAGGCAGGGAGACCGCGATGAGCCTGCGCGAAGCCGCCCTGACCGCCCTGTTCGCGCGCCTGAACGCCAGCCTGGCCGCGCGCAACCCAGCCCCCGTCATCCGCCGCAATGAAACCGTGCCGCAGCGCCTGCCCGCGGGCGGGCTGGTGGTGCTGCGCGATGGGGAGAGTGTCTCGGAAACGCCCATTCTCTCGCCGCTTGCCTTTGCCATTGAACACCGCGCGGAGATTGAGGTGCTGGCGGCGGATAACGCGCTGTTGGATGCGCTGCTGGTTGCCATCGCCGCCGCCATCATCGCGGATCCCATGCTGGGTGGCGCGGTGGAATGGGCGCAGCCCGGCAGCGCGGATATCGAGGATGTCGAATTCGAAGGTGCAGCCAGCGCGCGTGCCGCAAGCATGCCTGTCGCCCTGTTCTTTACCGCCACCGGGTCACCGCTGGCCTGATCGCCCACCAGGAGAAACCCCATGCCCCGTGCCATTGGCGCGAATGCGCGCCTGCTCATGATTCCCGAGGCCAGCTATGGCACCGCGCCAAGTGGCAATTGGCGGCGCATGCCCTTTCTGTCCTGCAATCTGGGCGCGGAGCAGCCGTTGCTTGATGCGGATGTGATTGGCATTGGCGGCAATCGGGACACTGGCGCGCCGCTATTGGATACGGTGACGGTGGCAGGCCAGGCAGTGGTGCCAATTGACCTGATCAATTTCGGGCATTGGCTGCGGTTGCTATTCGGCCCGCCGACCACGAGCGGCACCAGCCCGAATTTCATCCATAGCTTTGGCTCGGGCCTTGCGGCGCTGCCTTCCAATAGTATCGAAATCGGCTATCCCGATGTGCCGAATTACGATGTGTGCACGGGCGTGCGCGCTGATACGCTAGAGATGGATTTCACGCCGACCGGTGCCGCGACAGCGACGATTGGGCTGCTGGGCCAGGGCTCACTCCGCGGTGCGGCGAGTTCCGGCGGCACGCCAAGCGGCGCGGCCTTTACGGCCTTCAACAAGGCGCAGGG